CACACGCGACGGCGCGAAGAACTCGAATTTCGTGGCACCGACCGCCAACAGATTGACCGACAGACCGTCCCGAAGGGACTGCGTACATGGCATGAGCACGCACACCAGCACGCACACCAACCCTTGGAACCCGTATGGCTACTGGGTTTGCACCTGATTTCAGGTCAGCTATCCCCGAAGGGGAGGCGCACACACGCGCATGACACGCCCCCGCCCGCCCCCCATGCATGGCCGCGCGCACGACCGTGGGCGTCCTGAGCCTCTACCTATCTCCCCTATACACGCACGCCCCCATCAGGACTCAGCCTCAGCTCATAGGGGGCTAAACGAGTACGCCCGTATTATTTTTGGAGCTGAAATAACCCAGTGGGATCCCAGTCGGGTACCCAACCCTAACCCAGCAGGAACCCAGCGGGGTACCCAACCCAAAGCTAACCGTAAACCAATAACCAATATATTCCGGGGGTGGGTCTCAGAACCAAACCCCTACCCAGTCGGTACCCAGTGGGTTATGGGCCACGGGATAAAACATGGGGGGTCTATGCCAAAGCCCCAAAAATTAAAAAAAATCGAAAACCCCCCACAAGAAGCCTTGTTCCCGCCGGATCAAGTCGTTACATTTGCGTGCAGGGTGGGACAAGTGCCCATCCGGGTTTTTTCATGCAATGGATTTCGGCCTGACCAGCAGACAGGCTGACCTCAAGCGGTGTGTGAGGAGAACTGCCGCAGTGAAGGGCGGGAACTCGGTTGTCTCCTCGCTCGCTGACTTCACCGACTAACCCCCGAAAGGGGTTCTCAACACGCAAGCGGATTGCCTCGATTCAACAGGTCGGGGGCCGGACAGTCCGTTTGCTTGTTGGTGAATGAATATCTCGGAGCCGTAACCACTCGGTAGAGGCTGAGATGGATACAGCCCACCAACAAACAATCGAAGGACAAGTTATGGCCCTCCTCACTGCCAAGCAAAAGGAGGCGATGACCAAGCGACGCATTGCGCTCCGCGAGGAAAACGCCGCCACAGCAATCGAACTGGTTCAGACCAAAAAGATCATTGAGCGACTGAATCAAGTCGCCACGGGAACCGCGAAGAAGAAGATGACCGCCGCCGAACTAAAGGCCGCAGAGATGCTTCTCGACAAGACGATTCCCAACCTCGCCGCCATCAAGCACGAGCATGAAGCGGTGAACGTGACTTTCAACATCTCAACCGACTTCAAGGCTCCCGCCGACACTGCATGACGACTGCTATTGCCTACTCACCCCCCGGCCCGGTTGCCGCCGCTTTCCACAAGAGTGAAGCGTTCGTGCGCGGGATCAAGGGGCCAGTGGGTTCCGGCAAGTCGTCCACCTGTGTGCTCGAGATCCTCCAGCACACGCTCAAGCAGAAGCCTTTCAACGGTGTGCGCCGCGCCCGTTGGGCGGTCATCCGTAACACCTACCCAGAATTGAAGTCCACCACGATCAAGACGTGGGAGACATGGTTCAACTCGGACATCGCTCCGATGAAGTGGGACACGCCGATCACCTCCACGATGAAGATTCGTGACTGCGGTGACGGCTTCGGCCTCGAGCTGGAAGTGATCTTCCTCGCTTTGGATAAAGCCTCAGAGACCGGCAAGCTCCGCTCGCTCGAGCTAACAGGTGCTTGGATCAACGAAGCATCGGAAGTGCCGAAGGAAGTCTTCGACATGGTGACCCAACGTGTGGGTCGCTTCCCCTCGAAGATGCAAGGTGGCCCCGTTCACCCCTGCGTCATCCTCGACACCAACCCACCTGACGACGATCACTGGTACTACAAGTTCGCCGAAGAAGAGACCCCCGAGAACTGGGAGTTCTTCGATCAGCCCGGTGGCTTGATCCGCGAAACAGACGAGTTCGGCAACTTCACGTACCGCCCGAATCCGCACGCCGAGAACGTGTTCAACCTCCCGCAAGGGTATGGGTACTACCTGAACATGATCGGCGGCAAGCAGGACGACTGGATCAAGGTCTTCGTGCTCGGCCAGTACGGCACGACCGCAGACGGCAAGCCTGTCTTTCCTGAGTACAACGACAAGGTTCATGTGGCCGATGGCCCCATCGAACCGAACAGAATGCTCCCTCTGTTCCTCGGATGGGACTTCGGTCTCACCCCGGCCTGCATCATTGGCCAAGTGTCACCGCTCGGCCAACTGGTCATCCTCAAGGAGCTGGTCGCCGAGGACATGGGCATTCGCCAGTTCGCCTCAGAGATCGTCAAGCCGATCCTGATGAACGAGTTCCAAGGGATGCGACTGGTCTCACGTGGCGACCCTGCCGGTGTGACCAGATCACAAGCCGACGAGCGCACCTGCTATCAGGAGTTGCTCGAGGTTGGCATCGCTTCCGAGCCTGCCGACACAAACGATTTCATCCCCCGCCGCGAATCTGTCGCGTTCTTCCTCAACCGCATGGCGGGTGGGGAGCCGGGGTTTCTGCTGTCCCCTGAGTGCAAGACGCTCCGCAAAGGGTTCATCGGTGGGTACCGATACGAACGCCTCAAGGTGGCAGGGGAGAGATACCGGGATCGCCCGGTCAAAGACAAGTTCTCGCACCCGCATGACGCTTTGCAGTACCTATGCCTCGCGGCAAGGGAAGGAGGCAAGAACGTCCGTAAACGAGAAGTAAGACGAGTGTCCGCCGCAGGGTGGACGTAAGGAATATCCATGACTCAGGTGTATCAGGCAATGCCGCCCGTCGAGGCCGACGTGAGCGCCGCGCCCGAAGAGGGCATGGACAACTCCGACCTCATCGCGCAAGGCATTACCGGTCACGTCACCAACTGCTGGAACAAAGCGAAGTTCGCCAAGCAACAGATCACAGAACGACTGTTGAAGTGCGAGCGTCAACGACGTGGTGAGTACGAGCCTGAGAAGGCCAACGAGATTCAAATGACCGGTGGGTCGGACATCTACATGATGATTACCGACGTGAAGTGCAACGCCGCCAAGTCTTGGATTCAAGACGTGATGTTGCAGAACAGCCGTCCCTTCGATCTCGAGCCGTCAGAAGAACCCGATCTCCCTCCCGAGATCAAGCTGTCGATCATCGACTTCGTTCGCACTGAGGCAGAAGCCTATGTGCAAGCGGGTGCACAACTGCACCCCGAAGCCTTCCGCACCCGCATGGGTGAAGTGCATGACCAGATTCTTTTGGCCATGAAGGAAGAAGCGAAGGCGACCGCAGAGCGCATGGCCGACGTGATCGACGACCAGCTCACGCAAGGCGGCTATGACCGCCAAGTCACCGACTTCATCGACGACTTCGTGACGTACCCCACGGCCATTCTGAAAGGCCCGAACGTCCGCAAGAAGAAGCGTCTGGTCTGGGGGCCGAACTTCCAACCCGTGGTGCTGAACGACTTCGCCCGCGAGGTGGAGCGCGTCAGCCCATACGACATCTACCCTTCGCCCAACGCCTCGTCTGTTGACCAAGGCTACCTGATCCAACGTCACCGTCTGACGGTGAAGGATCTCGAGAACATGAAGGGTGTCCCCGGCTACTCGGACGGTGACATCGACCAAGCCATCCTGACCTACGGTCAGCGCGGCTACAAGTATTTCGAGTACGGCGACCAGACCCGCGACAACCTCGAGGGCAAGTATTGGTCACGTCTGTACAACGACAACATCATCGAAGCCCTCGAATTCTGGGGGCCGGTGATGGGTCAGATGCTCCTCGACTGGGGCATGAAAGACGTTGAGCCGACCAAGATCTACGAAGTCAACGCATGGCAGATCGGTAGCTTCACGATCAAGGTCGTGTTGAACCCCGATCCTCTGGGTGAGCGCCCCTACGAGATCGCCTCGTGGCGCACGATCCCCGGCGCGTTCTGGGGCACAGCACTGCCCGAGATCATGCGCGACGTGCAGGTCATGTGTAACGGCGCGGCTCGCTCGCTGGCGAACAACATGGGCATCGCCTCTGGCCCACAGGTCGAGGTGTCTGTTGACCGTCTCGCCGATGGCGAGGATGTGACTCAGCTCTATCCGTGGCGTATCTGGCAGACCACCTCCGACAAGACCGGCGGTGGCCAAAAGGCCGTCAACTTCTATATGCCCGACATGAAGGCGGGCGAGTTGATCGGCGTCTACAACCAGTTCGCCAAGCAAGCCGACGAAGTGACTGGCATCCCGAACTACATCTACGGTTCGGGGTCTGGTGCATCGGGGGCCGGTCGTACAGCGTCCGGTCTGTCGATGCTCATGGACAACGCCGCCAAGGGCATCAAGTCCGCCATCGTGAACATCGACAAGGTGGTCTCGAAGATCGTTCACCGGTACTACATCCACAACATGATGTACAACCCTGACCCCTACATCAAGGGCGACTTCAAGGTTGTATCGAAGGGTGCGATGGGGCTACTGGCGCGCGAGCAGATTCAGATCCGCCGCAACGAGTTCCTCGCCGCGACTGCCAACCCAGTCGATATGCAGATCGTCGGAGCCGACGGTCGCGCCTACCTGTTGCGCGAGCTGGCCAAGGGTCTGCAAATGGACACCGACAAGCTGGTGCCCACGGTGCAAGCCATGCGGTTCAAGCAAGAGCAAATCCAACAGGCGATGCAGACGTTGCAGGCTCAACAGCCTCAACAGATCGCCGCGCCTACGCCGACCGATCCCGCTGGCAACCCAATGGGTGGAGCCGACGCAAACACAGTCCAGCCTCGAGCAATGTAAGGAGTCTCAAATGATGAACGCGAAACCCAAGAAGGGGATGATCCCCGGCGGTTATGCCGACGGCGGCAAGGCCATGCCCTTCAAAGGCAAACAAGACAAAGCCGAGGAAATGGCCGAGGCCAAAGCCGTCAAGAGCGGCAAGGTCTCGCCCAAGGAATATATGCGCCGCGAGATGGCCGAAGAAAAGCAGAAGGGCAAGACCCCTGCACCCGGCAAGCTCATGGAAACCGGCAAGAAGCTGGCGAGCGGCAAGATGACTCCCAAGCAGTACGCCGAGAAGCCTCGCATGGCCAACGGCGGCATGGTCGGTTCAATGAAGAAGAAGGGTTGCTGATATGGGTGACATCGCATCTTGGCAACGCGCCAACAACAAGAAGACCTCGCCGCTCGAGCAAGCTCCTGCACAGCACAACGCAAAGATCTACGGCACGCCTCCCGGCGCGTCGATGAACCCGAAGATCGCCAAGCCTACCCATCCCGCCAACGTGTGCGGTCATGGCGGTATGTCGATGAAGAAGACGCCCGTGATGCTGGCCGACGGCGGTGACGCCGAAGAAGCGGCAATGAGACAAGCT